AAACCGAAAGCATCTTGACATCAAACGGTGGATGAAGGTACCCTAAGCGGATGCCATCGAAGGGTATGTCTTTGAAACGGGTTTGGGTTTGCCCGCATTGCGGTGCGACCCTAGAAACATTCGTCACTATGACGTATGCGCCAACACATTCATGTCCTAAGAAGGCTGCAAGAACAATCCCGTTACAGGAGAAAACAAAATGAGCAACAACATCACTGTTGTAGGAAACGTGGGTCAGCAACCAGAGTTGCGTGTCACCCCATCAAACATGGCGGTGCTTGAGTTCACCGTCGCATCCACCACCGGCAAAGATGACAAGAAGAAAACCACCTGGTTCACTGTTGTCGCGTTCGGCAAAACAGCTGAGAACGCAGCCGCGTCACTCAACAAAGGTGACACCGTCATTGTGGTCGGTCGAATGGAAACCGACGAGTACAAGAAGAAGGACGGCTCACAGGGCAAGTTCACGAAGGTCATCGCTGACGACCTCGGTTGCTCTGTTCGTTGGGATGTGTGGTTGAAGGACCGTTCACAGCAAACCATGAACCAGGTCGCTGCGAAGGTTGGTCGCACATTGACCGATGAGGAACCGTTCTGAGATGACGGTGTTGAAGGGTGCAGAGATTCTGCATGAAGCACACGACCTGATTACCGGTCCTCGTCAAACCCAATACGCTCACCCTGCTGAGGATTACAGCAAGGTGGTTGACATCTTCTTCGGGTTGACCGGTGTTGAGTTGACCGTGCAGGAAGCGTTGTGTTTCATGGTGGCAGTGAAGATGGCACGGTTGCGCACAGCACGTGAACGTCAAACCTGGCATCACGATTCGTTGGTGGACGCAATCGGGTATCTCGGTTGCATGAACATGGTGCATGTTGAGGAGTGACACCTACGACGGGTCACCAGGGTTCTGCGAACATTGCTGGACCGTCTCAGACGTACTGAAACACTGGCAAGACTGGGAAACCATCGGGTGCGTGTGCTGGTGCCACAACAAACCACAACCAGAACCAAAGAAAGGGAAGAAAAAGAAATGAACTGGCGAGACAAAGCAGCTTGCAAAGGGGTGCCGGTGGAAGTGTTCTTCCACAACCGCGGAGGAAACAAACACCGTGACCCGTACCAGCAAGCAAGACAACACTGTGCTGCGTGTTCGGTTCAACTGGAATGTTTGCAGTGGATTATGTCTGTGGAAACCGAGCCGACAGTGGGCAGGTGGGGTTACTATGGGGGGATGACCCCGCAGCAACGCCTTGACCTGGCCCGACGTCAGCGAGTTGGTAGTGCCGCGTGACTGGCGTCTAACCGTCCCCTGCCTGCATCATCCCCGCGACCTGTTCTTCCCAGAGCCGGACAGTGCAGGGAACATTGATTGGGAACCGGCACGTGCCGTGTGCGCCATGTGTAATCATCGACGCAAATGCCTGAACCTTGCATTGCATTACGAAACCGGTGATGTTCGCCGGTTCGGGATGTGGGGTGGGTTAACCCCTGAGGAGCGCGACAACTTGCGCTGAGAGTTGTGGTGTGTTCTGGGTAACACAGTAGGGTGGGGTGTGGTGCATGAAAGTGCCCCGCTCAACCGCAGGAAGGGTTACCGCGGGAGCGGGGCACTAGAACCAGGTGCGAACCTAGCATATGTCAGGGGTCTGGCACAACCGCCAGGTTCGTGCAACGTAACTTCAGCAGGCATCCTTCGATAGCTCGTTCAGCTAACTCCGTGGACCGGAAACGGTAAGCACGGTCACGGTCCGAACCGAACCGGTCATCATGCGGGCCGTACCAATACTGTCGATGCTTACCAACCAGATACCTTTCAACGTGGTACGTGGCGCGCGGTGCTGTGTGATGCACCTTCACACGGACACGCTCGGAGATGGCGGTCACCCGCCCTGTCACTGCATCAGCAACAGAACGGGCAAGCCACACTGTCGGGCGTGTCACAGTGTCTCAGTGTGCAACCAGGTGACCTGGCCGACCCGTCCGACACCTTTACCGGTCAGCAACGGCGGGACATAGGTGCCCACTTCGACCCGTTGCGCGTTCACAGTGGCGGCCACAGTGCGGGCGTATGCCAACACGTGCTCCGGAACCTTGCCACCTTTCACACCGCGATTATCTGACTCGATGACCGTCTCCGTGGTGCCTTCTGTTCCGATGCTGGAGATAACGTACAGCTTCACGCCTCCTCACTCCACTTGCCCCATGTGACCGCAACGACAGTGGCGGACAGTGCCGCGAGCCATCCCAGGTCGAACGGTAACGCGACAAGTGTGGCGACCGCTGCGAGCATCGACCATGTCATTGCGGAACGGTACAGAACGTCCGCCCGTGTCCTTTCGTTGTATCCGAGACGCTCGCGCACAGCGTCACGTCGTTGTTTCATTGTTGCCATCACTGGCCCCTTTCTGTTGGTAACCCCCGTGTGGGGGTAGTGCGCGGGTCCGGAGTCGAACCGGACAAGGGCACCGTCTGCCCCCGCGCTGCGCATCACTTCACGCGCTGCGGCATGAGCAACCCGTCGAAACGGTACTGCCCGCACACTGACACGGACGAGACGCGCATACACTTGCGCACCCGCACCGTCTCCAGGATGACCGGATTAGGTTCACCCCTACCGGCTCCGATGCGGGCGATATCATCCGCCGCGTCAGCGAGCTGCGCAAGATAGGAACCGTTCACACCCACGCCCGTTTCCATATCGGTTGACCCGTCGAACAGTGACGCCACATCGGGGAACGTCAATGCGATAGTGGGCACCGTCACCGCGTTACCGTCCGCGCACACTCTGACAGTGTTCGCAAGTGTGGGGTCCGTCTCAATGGTAACCGGTTGATGTTTCGCAACCTTCCCCACTGTCTGCAATGCCTTCACAAGTTCCGCGCCACTAATCAGCACCGGCTCATCACTTGCCATTGCCCCGCCGAACCCTCCGACACGGTGCAACCGGTAGCCGTCCGTTGTTGATAGTTCGATGACGTTGTCGCCGTCGCGTGTGGTGCGCATAGACAGACACACCGCCGTTAGGTGCACCTTGTACTTCTCTTTACTAATGGCATCCTTCAATGCCGCCGCCACTGCCTGAGCAGCTTTAGCGTCTCCTACTTCTATTCTCATAACTACCCTTCTGTAGTGTTTCCCGTCCCCCCGTTGGGAACCGGAGTGCGTGAGCGGGAATCGAACCCGTCAGAACCCGCCAGGGTCACGCCGTGCGGATTATCGCCCGCACACTTGGCACGGGACACGCTCGCCCGCACCTATCTCTTGCCAATCGGCACCGTCCGCCCACTCGGTCATGTCGTCGGTGCAGTCAGGGCACCGGAATCCTTCGCCGGTCACTTCCAGCCTTCGCTCCACTTCGCACCGGACGGGGACACAATGTCGAACCCCTCCCACTGAATCGCCCAATCTGCTGACTGACCCTGGACACGGTGCAAGAATCCGACCGCGCTCAGCTCCGTGTCGCACTCCGCGAGCGTTGCCCCGTCCCGTGTGACCTTCCACTTGGCGCCGCTCACTGTGCCGCCACCTTGTGACGTGTGCACACGCTCGCACCGTCACGGGATAACCCCACTTCAGTTAGCTCATCCGCACCGGTTGGAACCATGAGCCGGACCACGTACCCGCGAGGGTCACCGCCAAGAGTGACCGTTATCGCCCCGTGTTCTGTCGGTGCAAGGTTCGACACTGTCGCCACGATTCGACGCCCGCACCGGTCTAGTGCCCGCTCGTTCTGCTCCGTGAACGTCTCAACACTCACCACTTGTGTCCAGTCGCCTTGATATGTCCAAGACCAGCGCGGACCCGAACATTCCTCCTCGCTCAGTGTCTCGAATCGTGCGACTTGACGCATCAGAACGCTACAGATAGCGCCCTCCTCCCAAGCTTTGCCCCCGCCCATACGGTGCAAAAGCAACGCGAGAGCCTGCCCTTTCCTAGTTGTTTCCATTGTTCTACCCCTTCAGTAGTTGACCCCGCCCTATGCGGGAATCGTGGACGGACGGGAATCGAACCCGACAAGGACCGCCAACCGGTCCGCCCCACCGTGCAACTAACCCTTAACCCGCTTAGTGAACTCACGAACCGCGGCACGGTCCGCCACCGCTTGTACCTTCATCATCGTGAACGACTCCGCGTCAAGTTGCACCCGCAACCCGTCCAAAGTGTCCGCCATGTCCGCAAGATAAGCGGACAACTCACGAACATCACTGACAAGGTCCGACACATAATCGCCGGTGCACTCACCCTGACCCGCAAGGTCCAACACCCGACGCGCATCCCGCCCGATGTTGTTGTGCATACGCCACACCAACCCGTAGCAGAACTTCGCCACTTCGTTCTGTACCCATTCATCCCTAACCATTGCCTACCCCTTCAGTAGTTCGCCTGTCTCTTCAGTGACGGGAGGCGAGCCCCGCCAGACTCCCCGATAGGGGAGTTTCGACTAGGAGCGAGCGAGAGCGGGGAAACGGAGCCCCGCCAACCTTGCCACCGCCAGAAACGCGGCATCCCATGTCTCCGACCCAACGGAGCGCACCGAATGATGAAGAGCGACAGCGGCTCGTACTTGCTCCTCCGTGTACGAGTGTGGGAACGACTCCCAATAGGTCGCATGGCGTACTACTTGTGCCAGTGGCTCATTGGCACGTGCTCCCCGTGTCAGTGAGTGGAGAGCGAAACGCTCCTCCGGTGTTACTTCGTTCATTGCCTACCCCTTCAGTAGATGCCGGCACCCTTCGCACCGGACAAGCTCGACAATACAGAACGCCACGCCAATAGTCAACTATTCGCCGGAAAGAATCTCACCGACCATTCTCACACGTTCTCATTCTCACCAATTCTCAAAACATAGGCGGGCGTCTCGTCAAACTACTGACGCTCGCCGGTATCTCCCACGAAGAAGGCACGGAGGAGGGGGAGGGGGGTGCCGTATCGCTTGCCCATAATGCTAGTTATGTAACGTCGGCACTTGGTGACCGCTGAGAGTGGCAAGCTGACCGCGCAAAGTGACGACTGGGGGTGTGCCGAGGCTGGGGGACCGGTATATACGTATTAGCCGCGCGTGACATTTTCACTCTTTTTGCTGTTTGCGCCCAGTATGGTTTGTGTTGTTCACAGGTTTTCCCCTGACGCTTGTGGATAACTACTTGTCGAGCGGGTGTTGAAGCATCTCAGCGGGGGTTCGTGTACGCATTTGGTAGCAAGCCCCCCTTGAGGGGGGTGCGCTAGTGGGGGTGGTGCGCAACAAGGGAGTGGTGCTAATGGCTTCCCCCCACGCTTCAGCTCTTTTCAAGCTTGGTGGCCGTAGCCAGTTTGTTTTAGCCGACACCGAATGGTTAATGAGTTGACGTTCATTACGCTGCTTGAACCGGTTACGCAACAGGGGAAGGTTCGGTCTTGGGTACTTCTTGGTTGCAGGGTTCATCTACCCACGTTTCCGTGTGTTTTCGCCCGCACCGTGCAAATGGTGTACGCCCTTGCGTCTGCAACTTGTGGCGCAACTATACACGATGCGTGTAGGTTTGCAACAGATGATGATTGTTGGTGTTGTTCAGGTGGTTTGCCCGTGCAGTGTCCCTGCGCCGTTTCATCAAACAATGTGCGGTGACGATGAGGGGGAGGGTTGATGGGTACGAAACGTCATGTTCCACCGGAGGATAAGGCTCGTTATTGGGCTTGTCGTCAGGCTGGGATGACTCAGGGTGAGGCTGCTCGTGTTGCTGGTATTCATATCAACACTGCGTCGAATTGGGAGAAGAAGTCTCGGCGGGCGAAAGCGGAGTTGGAGGTTGCCCGTTTAGAGGAGAAACAAACGTATGCGAAGGGCGGTGGTGCTCAACGTCAGCAGGTGTTTGGGAAGTTGAATGAGGCTGTTGATTTACCTCCGGCTATTCCTGCGGACCGCCTGTGCGATGCAGCTAAGAGGGGTTTGGAGGATTTTGATTTTTTTCGCAGGTACTATTTGGGGAGGGTTCCGTCTCCGTGGCAGGTTGAAGCTGCGTATGTGATTGTGAAGCAGTTGGAGTCGGAGGAGAAAGAGTTTCTGGTTTTGAACTGCCCTCCTGGTGCGGGTAAGTCAACCCTGTTTCATGATGTGGCGGTTTGGTGCATTGTGCGGAATAGGTCGATTCGTATTCTTATTGGGTCTGTTTCGCAGGCTTTGGCGAAAATGTACAGTCGCCGTATCAGGGACACCCTTCAAAGGCCAACCCTTTTGGAGCCGGACCCTGAGCTGGTTCGTAAGGGTTTAGCAGTAAAAGCAGAGGGGTGTTTGTCGATTGATTATGGGCGGTTTCAACCGTCTGATAAGGGTGCTTTGTGGCGGGCTGAGGAGTTCATTGTTGAACAGGACATTCCTGGGAACTTGGATAACAAGGAACCGACGGTTCGGGCGTACGGTATTGATGCTGAGTTCATCGGTCACCGTGCCGATTTGTGTTTGTTTGATGACGTGGCGAACAGTGAGAACAGCAAAGAGTCGTCGTCGCGGGACAAGTTGTTGGAGAAATGGGATAATACCGCTGAGGCTCGTGTTGACCCTGGTGGGGTGTTGGCTGTTATTGGGCAGCGTTTGTCGTCGTCGGATTTGTATGCGCATTGTTTAGCGAAGTTCACGTACGATGATGACGATTTTTTTGATGGGGATGATGTGAACCCTGAGGATTTGGGGGATGCGTCGAAGGAACCCATGAAAATCCCGAAATATAAACATATTGTTTATAAGGCGTACTATGAGGAGTTGGATACCGGTAGGGAGTCCAGGTCAACAAAAGCGAAACCGTACCCTGATGGGCCGTTGTTGGACCCTGTCAGGTTGTCGTGGAAAGATTTGTCTGTTATCAGACAGTCCAACCCGCCGATGTTTAAGGTTGTGTACCAACAGGAGGACATGGCGGAGGATTCGTACCTGTGCAACCGCACCTGGTTGACCGGTGGGTTGGGTCCGGACGGGGTGTTGTACCCAGGGTGTATTGATGACACACGGTTACCTGGGCATATCCCGCCAGGGTTGGCACCGCCGATTGTGTCGCTTATCTCCATCGACCCTTCCCCCACACAGTTTTGGGGAATCCTGTGGATTTTGTACCAACCTGAGACGAACCTGTATCACGTCATTGATGTGAAACGCACCAAACTGACCGCTGAGGCGTTGTTGGGGTACAACACGTCAACCCAGGAGTATTCGGGGTTGTTGGAGGAGATGGTGAACGACGCTTGGTCGCTTGGTTACCCTGTGTCCCATGTCATTGTGGAGATTAACGCGGCGCAACGGTTCCTTTTGGCGCATGATTTTGTGAAGAAATGGCAGGCGTTGCACCAGTTGAACATTGTTCCGCACACCACTTCCCGCAACAAACTTGACCAGAACTTGGGTATTGAGGCTTTGATTCCTCCGATTGTGCGGTCCGGTTCGTTGCGGTTGCCGACGATGCGGGGGAACTGGCAGACGTTGGCGTTGGTGGATGAGTTGACGAAATGGCAACGCGACAAAAAGTCGGGGACTGACTTGGCGATGGCTTTGTGGTTTGCAACGCTTCACGCCCAAAACCTGTCTGGGGTGAAACAGCCACCTCGACTGTGGAGGCCGTCTTGGTTGTGAATGGTGTAGCCTCCG